CCCAGCGTGATCACTCTTCTTGTGTTCGCGCTGGCCGTTGCCCGCGTGACCCGCTTCGTCGCGATCGACAGGTTGAGCAAGGCGGTCCGCGATCGACTGGTGATCACCTTATGGGCTCGGCGCATTGCCGATTCGGACGTCTACGCCCGCTACCCAAACGCTGGTGACCCCCGCGACTTCGCCCGGATGATGGCCCGCGAGCGGCACGAGGGCAACGGCGATCCGCCCCTCGCGGCCTACCTGCTTGAATGCCCCTGGTGTGCTGGCGTTTACGTGGCCGCCGTCGCGGCACCGCTGTGCTGGTGGTTCGGCGGCGATCCGTGGCTGTTCATTCCGGCCCTGGCGTGTGCGTTCTCGCAGGTCGCGGGCATGCTAGCAAAGATCGGGGAGTAGCCCGTGGCCCTCCGTCGCCAGTCCCCGCCTCCGGTCTCCCAGGTGATCGAACACCGTTCGGACGTCGACGTACTGGAACGCCCGCAGGATATGCGCGCACTCGTCGCGGCGGCGGCTCAACTCCAGCTCGACCAGGGTTCGGTGCTGCGGGCACGCGTCGGCGACGAGGAGTGGCAGCGTGAGGGCTGGCGGCACTACGACCTGTGCGGAGAGCTGCGGTTCGCGGCCAACCGGCATGCGGGCGCTCTGTCGCAGTGCCGCATCTACGTCGCCGAGCTGGACGAGAACGGCTATCCCGGTGCCGAGGCCGAGGACGAGACGGTGCGCGCCCTCGCCGAACCGATCTTCGGTGGTGCCTCGCAACGGCCCGAGTACCTGCGACAGATCGACGTGCAGCTCTACGTGGGCGGGGAATCCTTCATCATCGCCGAGTCGACGGCGGCGAAGGACAAGGACGTCTGGTACGTGGTCACGGCTGCCCAGGTGCGCAAAGAGGGCACGAAATACAAGGTCAAGCGGCCCATGGACCATGGCGGTGGCTTCCACCTGATCGACCCCAAGCGCGACATCATGACCCGCGTCTGGACCCCGCACCCGCGAGACTACGACCTCGCCGACTCCTCGGTTCGCTCGACGCTGCCCGTGCTGCGCGAGATCGAGCGCCTGTCGCTGCTCACCTTCAGCCAGATCGACTCGCGGCTCATCAGCGCGGGCCTGCTCCTGCTGCCGCAGAACACCTCGTTCCCGAAGAAGGACGGCACGCCTGGCGGCGTCTCCGACCTGCTGGACATGATCCTTGAGGTGGCGAGTGCTCAGCTCTCCGGCGCGGGCACGGCCGCCGGGCTGGTGCCGATCCTCGCTGAGATCCCCGCCGGAACGGGCCAGCAGGTCGAACACGTCAAGTTCGAGACCGCGCTGACCGCCGAGATCAAGGACAAGCTGGACCACGCCATACGGCGACTCGCGACCGGCCTGGACATCGACCCGCAAGAGCTGCTCGGTATGGGCGATTCGAACCACTGGTCAGCGTGGCAAATCGACGAAAATGGGATAAAGCTCTTCATTCAGCCGGTGATCTCCCGGATCTGTGCGGCGCTGACCCAGTCGTACCTGGCGCCCGCGCTCAAGCTGGCCGGAAAGGACCCGGACAAGTACGCGCTGTGGTTCGACCCGTCGCCGCTGACCGTCCGGCCGAACCGGTACGAGGATGCGATCCAGCTCTACGACCGGGGTGAGATCTCCGGCGAGGAGCTGCGCGCCTCGGGCAACTTCTCCGACGACTCGAAGATGAATTCCAAGGAGCTGGCAAGCTGGCGGGCCTGGCAGTTGGTCAAGGTCGATCCGTCGCTGCTGGCGAACAAGGAGCTGGCGGCCCTTGCCGGACTGCCCGTCGTCGAGCCCCCGGCCCCGCCCGGCCCGGCGCTGCCGCCCGGCCTCGAAGGCGCCTCCCCCGAGGACTTGCAGGCCATCATGGACCAGCTCGGCGGCGGCCAGGCCCAGGAGACGAAGGCGCTACCGGCCAAACCCAACGCTGCCCAGCAGGACGGCGGCAAGCAGTTCGCCGCGCTGTTGCCCGGCGCCGAACAGGTCGTTCTGCGCGCCCTGGAGCTGGCGGGCGGCCGCATGCTCGACCGGCACTCGCGCGGCAAGTACGGCGAGGTGGAACGCTTCGCCCTGCACACCCAGATCCGCGACGTGGGTCGCGAGCGCGCCGAGGCGCTGCTCCAGGGTGCGTTTACGCACGTACCGGCGCTGGCGGCGCATCACGGCGTGCCGTCCGGCGACCTGACCAGCGTGCTCAAAGACTTCTGCGTCGAGCTGATCACCAGGGGCTACCCGTACTCGACAGAGTTGCTCCGCGAGATGTTGCGGCGTGCTCATGGATGAGCTGGCGTTGCGGCCGTTCAGCATGGACGCCCAGGACAGGATGCTCAAGGCGTTCGCCTTCGATGACTGGCTGCCCGCCCGGCTGCGGGCGTTCACCGACCTGGTCAAGGTCGAGGGCAAGCTGTACGGCGCGATTCGCGACCTGCTCGACCGGTGGGCCACACGACTCCGTACGGCCGTGTTCGGGACGCCCGGCGGCCACCTGGATGCGCACGGCGTGCCGTCTACGCAGGCGTGGTTTTCCACATCTGTGGATGACGTTGTGGATATCGAAATCCGTGAGATCTTCCTGGACGCGGCCGACTTCGAGGACGACGGCGAGCCCGATGCCAACCACCGGGTGACCAGTTACCTTCAGCAGTCGCGCAACCGCCTGGTCGGCATCCCCGACCGGGTGTACTCCGACGTGCGGGCGGCCACCATGAAGGCCACTACGGAGGGCTGGAGCATCGACCGCCTGGAGGCCCGCGTGGAGGGCATCCTGGCCGAGTCCGGCTCGGACACTTGGCGCAACCGGGCTCGCTCGATCGCGCGCACCGAGGCGATCGGCGCGTTCAACGGCGGACGGTACGCAGGCTTCGTCTCATACGCGAAGCAGGTCGGCGGCGACTGGGAGAAGGTCTGGCTTGCCACGCATGATCACCGGACGCGCGTCACGCACGCGCGGGAAACCGGCGCGGACGGTCAGCGCGTGCCGCTGCTGGCGCCATTCTCGGTCGGCGGGGCTGCGATGATGTTCCCGGGCGATCCAGCCGGGCCGCCCCAGGAGGTCATCCAGTGCCGCTGCTCGATCCTGCTGGCCCGCGAGGGTGAGCCGGTAGACCTGTCCAACCGGCACTTCCGGAGGCCCGTGTGACCGCCCTCGACGAGCTGTACGGCGAGGTCTTCTACGGCTTCAAGATCGCGGTCGGCCCGCAGGCCGGGTACGCGCTGCGGCGCCCGTCGTGGGAGCTGTACGGCGGCGACCCGCATCACGCCTGCCACATGACCGCGTTCTGTCGCAACCCACTGCACCCCGGCCCGTGCAAGGGCTGGAAGAAGCACCTGGGCATCCTCGCGCCCGGCGCGCTGCATGCGCTGGAGCGCATCCGGCACGACAAGCTGGAGGAGCAGCGCAAGATCAAGGTCAAGGGGCTGATGGACGCCGGGAAGCCGGTGCCGAAGAAGCTCCTCGTGCCGGTCAAGTACGACCCGGTCAAGAACAAGCATCTCAACGTTGACCTGGCCGATCCGGCGCAGGCGAAGCAGGTCGCCGACTCCAAGACGCCCATCACCGCGCCCACGAAGAAGGACGTGGAGGTGAAGCTCGCGGGCAAGCATGCCGCCGAGGCGGACGCCAAGGTCCAGGCTGCCGCGAAGATGGTCGGTAACCATAGCGCCAGCGTGAGTACCAAGCTCTCGGTCTTCGAGAATCTTGACAAGGCAGGGTTCGACTCGCTCAGCGCCTACCACCAGGGCGAGGTGAAGAAGTGGCTTACCAGCGTCTACCCGTACAACCCGAAGCTGCGCCCCCGCATCGCCGCCAAGCTGGCCGACTTCACCGGCGAACAGAAGTGGAAAAACGCCGCTGCTCAGCCTGCCTACACGGACGCCATGGAAAAGGTGGCCAAGTATGCCCAGGTGGGGCCGAAGGCATCCACGACGCTGAGCGCCTCGTTCCACGAGAAGCTCGGCACATACGACAGCTTGACGGCTGAGGAGTGGAAGGGTCTCCACCCCTCCGAGCGCAAGTTCGTGCTAGCCGAGCTGGACTCGGGATCGAAGTTCGGCAAGGCGACAGGAGCCCAGGCCGAAGCGATCAAGAAGAAGTTGCAGGGGTTCGACGGCAGCCAGCCGGACGCGCCGAAGTCCGCCCCCAAGCCGCCCATGGTGAAGCAGACGATCAAGCAGTCGGGCGTCAAGCACGGGGACGTCGCGGTCGTGGACGGCAAGGTCGTCAAAGTCGAGAAGAACGCCGCCGCCAACACCGGCTATGACTTCTTGGACGAGAACGGCAAGCGCAAGTGGGCTGGCGGGGGCGCCACCAAGCATCTGATCCGCAAGGCCACGCCCGAGGAGGCGGCCGACTTCAACGCCAAGCACGGCGCGGCCAAGGACGCCATAGCGGCCAAGATCGTGGCCGACCAGGCGAAGGCCGGACCGCCCAAGATCACCGTCATGCACGAGCCGCCCGGCAAGTCCGGGGCCGATGCCTTCTACGACCAGCCGTTCGGCCCGCACCCGGACGTCAAGAAGGCCGCCGCAGACGGGGCGATGGCGGCGGCCAAGACGTCCAAGATGGCCGGTGGTTCGGTGACTCCGACGAAGATGAAGGAGCTTGAGGCCGACCTGACCGACCTGCACCTTGGCGGCAAGAAGGGCGGCAAGGATCTGAACGGGGTGGCCGACAAGACCGCCGAGATTGTGCTCCCTGCCCTCGTCTCCAAGACCAAGTTCAACACCGGGATGCAGCTCAGCCCCGACGAGCAGGACAAGCTCAAGGCCGAGCTGACGGCCGCGTTCAAGGGTGAGAATGGGGGCAAGACCCCGATCCTCGACGCGATCCACGCCGCATGGAAGGACCCGAACAAGAACGCCGACATGCTCCAGGCGCTCGGGATCGACAACCCGTTCGCCGACACCAAGGTCCAGGTTGGGCACGAGGTCGATGCGC